GATTAGTAGAGACAGCCAAAGTAGCTTATGCTGGTTCCAAGCCACGCAAGCTGGTCTATATCCTTGATGATATGACCTATAAGATGATCACTATTGATCCTGAACTACTGGATTCCTCCACTTATGGTCTGTTCATATCCAATTCTTCCAAGGCTGCTGATGCCAAAAGAGCAGTGGAAGGCTTAGCCCAAGCTGCTATGCAGAATCAGCAGGCTGACCTTGCTGATATCATCAAGGTTATCAGGTCTGAATCTGTTACTGAGGCTGAAGACTTACTGGAAGTTGCACAAATTCGTAAATCTGAAGAAGCCCAAGCTTCTGAACAAAGAAGGATTGAAGCTGAACAACAGGCAAGGCAGGCTATCTCAGCAGAGAAACAAATAGACAGGGAACATGAGATCAATGTCATCATTACCAAGGAGAAAGAAAGAAGAAAGACTGTCATTCAACAGCAGGCTATTCTTTCAATGGGCTTCAATGAAGATAAAGATATGGATCAGGATACTGTACCTGATGTACTGGAAGTTGCTAAATATGGGGTTGATGCTGAGATCAGGCAAAGAGAGCAGAGTCTTAAGGAAGAACAATTCAGGCATCAGAAGAATGTGGATAAAGAGAAACTTAAGATTGAAGATAAAAAGGCTTCTAAACAGTTAGCACCAGCCAAATAAAAAAGCTATTAAGCAACTTTCTTAAAAGTTCAGTTTTAAACTGTAATAAATTCAACTTTCAAACTTTAAATTTACACAGGATTATGGCAAAGACAAACACAGCATCAAATCCTTTGGCAGGTTTTGGATTTGATGGAGATTCTGAAGACTTCTTCGGAATTACCTCAGAAAAACTTGAATCTCAGACAAGTAAGACAATCAAAGAAGTAAAGAAATCTCCCGCAGAATTAGAAGATGATCCTGATGATGACCTTGGAGATTCTACAAACTTCGATGATGCAAAGCCCAAAAAGAAATCAAAGGGGTCAGATGAGGAAGAGGATGATTTAGACCCTGAGAACATGGAGTTTTTCACTGACAAGCCTGCACCTCCTAAGAAGAAATCAGTAAAAGCTCAGGATGATGAAGAAGAGGAAGAAGAGGTCACTCCAAAGAAAACTCCTAAGAAGGGAGGTAAAAAAAAGGATGAGGAAGAAGAGGAGGAACCTGATCCAGATGATGATGATGAGGATGCTCCAGTAGTGAAGAAGAAGAAACCAGCTAAAACTGATGAGCAGGAAGAGGAGGAAGATGAAGAGCAGATTGAGAAGGATAAGGAGTTCTACACTACATTGGCACTGGAGCTGAAAGAAAAAGGAATACTTGAACACATTGAGATAAAGAAGGGTACAAAGCTCACTGAAGACCAGTTCTTTGAATTACAAGCAATGGAAGTTGATGAAAGATTTCAGGAAGCTCTTGAAGGCTATGCCAAAGACCTTGACCAAGATGGTAAGGATTTCCTGAAATTTAAAAAGGATGGTGGCAGAACCTCAGATTTTGTTGCTGTCTATGTCACTGGTACTCTTGGCCTTGATAAATTTGATAGTAGCAAGCCTGAACAGGTTGATGCTGTTATCAATCACTATCTTACCAAGTATGAAAAAGTAACTGGTGAAGACTTGGAAGACAGGAAGGAATTCATCAAGGACAAAGGACAGGAGAAGATCAAAGCTGAAGCATGGTATGATAAGATCAAGACTGCTGAAGATAAGAACAAAGATGCCCTGATGAAGGCACAGGAGAAAGCCAGTAAGCAGAGAGAGATTGATGCAAGGGATTTTGAAGATGACTTCTCTAAGGTGCTGGATAAAACTGAGGCAGTAGGTATGTTTCCCATTGGTAAAGCTGAAAGAAAAGAGCTTAACAGTTACATCAACAGGGCAACAGTGAAGGTAGGGCCTAACAGGTATGTTCCTCCTGTAAATGCAGAACTTTCAAGGATACTAAGAGCAGAAACAGAAAAGGATAAGCAGGATTTAATCATCCTTGCAAAGCTCCTCAAAAATAACTTTAAGATAGACGATGAACTGATAACTGAGATTGAAACCAAAGTTGTCAAGAGAACAAAGTCTAAATTACAGGAAGCTAAAAAAGGAGTGAAGCCATCCTCTTCAGGATCATATACTAAGAGATCAATGGCAGACTACTTTGAAGAAGGTTAAGTAATTTAAAATAAAACAAAAACTTGTTACAATGGCAAGACTATTAAACAGATTAATCACTAAGCAAATGCCTTGGCATGCTAATATGACGGAGCTGAACCACCTTGGTGCAGCTTTACTCATTAAGCCAACAGTGTTTGAACCCAAGATGACACAGTTGTTCACATCTGAGAGATACTCAGATAACCCCCTGACAACTATGCTGGCTGGCAAACAACAAAAGACAATCAATACTACTGTCTGGGAGTGGACAATGAAGGGTGCAAACACCAGACCATTGATAGTGATTGAGAATGTTGAACCATCTGCCAATTTAACTCCCGGAAGATTTAAACAGACCTTCAAGCTGAAGCTTGATGAAGACTGGTATGTTCCCGGTGATATTCTCCATCCTGGGTCAAGTAATAAAAAGTGGCAGGTACGTGTAACAACACAATCCTTCAAACATGGTAAGGGCTTCATTTATGAAGTAAGAGGTATGTGGGATGATCCTACAGTTTCCTTACCAATCAAGTACCTGTCTCCCAATCAGCAATGGGCCAAGCTTTACTCTCAATATGAGGAAGCTGCTGAACAATCTGGTTCTACTCAGTACAGCCTGCCTATTGCTTTGCAAAACAGGATGTCTCGTTTCAGGAAGAAATACAGGGTAACTGGTGATGCTGCCAATGAAGTGCTGGCTATCAAGATACAGGATAGCAAAGGCAGGTGGCATGATTCATGGGTAAAATATGCTGAAGTTGAATACTGGGAACAGTGGTACAGGGAGATTGAAAGAGGCTACTGGTATTCCCGCAGCACTGACACTGTGCTTGGTGCCAATGGCAGACCAATCTATTCTGGCCCCGGTGTTCAGGAACAACTGGAAGACTCCCACCAACACTTTTATTCTCACCTGTCTGCCCCCTTAATAGAAGAATACCTGATGGATATCTTCTACAGCAGGGTAAAACCCGGAGCTACAAGAAAAATTAAAGGCTTCAGTGGTGAGTATGGAATGATCCAATTCCACAGGGCTATACAATCATGGTCTGAAAAGAGAAGGGGCTTTATACAAGTGGTTGATAAAGTTCTCATTGACAAGACAACATCAGCCTACCATGAGAATGCCCTTGTTGCCGGCTTCCAATTTGTAAGATATCGCATGGCTAATGGTGCTGAACTGGAACTGGTTCACAACCCTCTTTATGATGACAGGGAAATCAATTTTGAGATTGATCCTGTAACAGGTTATCCTGTTGAATCTCAAAGAATCACCTTCCTTGATTTCAATGGCAAGGGTGAAATGGGCACCAATGTCCAGCTTGTTGACAGGGCAAATAGCTTCAAGCTTGGCTATGTACATGGTTTGCATACTCCTTATGGGCCTGTGAACAAAGGTTCTATGGCACATAGCGGTGACTATTATGAAATGCATGTGCAAAAACAGTGTGGTGTCCACATTGAAGATGTGACAAGATGTGGTGAACTCATCCTGTCCCGTAACTAAAGTTTATGTTTTCATTGCTTTGATATATCCTCCGAGGGGTGGAGGAGACTAGCCTCCACCTTCTTTTTAAGACTAAGATCAACACATTTATTAACGACAAAAACTGAATTATTATGGCACTAGCAGATGAGATCACAGATTTTGATCAGGTAGCTGAAGCGAGACCAAGACAATCACAGATTATTTCAACAACAATGCCTGCACAGATACCTGATCCCGCAGCAATAAAAGTTGAAGTAAGACCACTGGACAGGAAATCATGGCATGGCAAGAAAGGGAAAGAGTCCTTTGCACAGCCAAAAGCAGTTGAAGCTCTTTATGAACATACAACTGGTAAATATGCCACAGGCTTAACTGAAGACGAGGCCATCAAATATGGAAAATTAATAGGAGCAGATTTATCTGATACCTTTAATCCAAGTGAACCTCATCCTTACTACAGCACTAAGCCGGGAACAGTGATGTTGCAGAATCACACAATGATCTTTGACATAAGCAAACCTGCTGAGTATGTGAAGGTGAAGCTGATGAAGGCTAACAAGCTGGTGGCAAACTCCATGAAGGAGTATGAAGAAGGTAAATGGCCTGATGCTACCCATGTGATCTTTGATGAGGAAGAAGAAGTATCATCCAAGGCTAATAAAGTCCAGCTTCGCAGAAAAGCAAGTGCCATGCTCCTTGAAATGAGTGATGATTCCAAGGCTAATATCATCCAGATACTATCCAAGAAATCAGTAAAGGGCAGAAGTGGTAATTTCATTGATGTGGAAATTGATGCCATCATCCAGAACAATGAACCTAACCAGCCCGGAATACTTGAATTTACAGAACTGGTGAGCATGGGCAGGGAAGAAGTGGCAGTAAGGGCATCAGTACTTAACCTGCTTCAAAGAGATATATTGACCAAGGAGGCAGGAAGTATCTATTACATGGGAGAACTGATAGGAATTGATTATGAGGCAGCAGTGGAATGGTTCAAGAGTCCCAGTAATGCAAAATTGAAAGTGGCTATCCTTGAAAGAGGAAATAAATAAGCTGGCATGACATCAAAGGAAATGCATTATGATCTCAAGCAGAAACTCAATAAGATTGATAGTCAGAAATACAGGAACTTATATGTACCTGAAATAGACTGGAAATTGAATGAGGCACAGGAGGTATTTGTAAAGATCATAGCACAACCCAGATATGGAAAACAGATAGGCTTTGAACTGAACCAGAGAACTATTAATGACATAAGAACAATAGTAGTAGACCAGATACCTGCTACTGGAATAGTTCCAACAGTCTTTGACAGCACTTCTTACATGGCAACATTGCCAGCAGATTTTTGGTTCTTGGCAAAGGCTTATGCACTGGGGACTAAAGGAACATGTGTGGATAAAGTCCTCAAGCTTAGAGAGGTTCAGCATGATGATGAACATGAACTCTCTCCATTTGACAGAAGTTCTTTTATATGGCGGGTCTCAAATATGAGGTTCAATGACCAAGGTATCAGGGTCTTTACTGATGGTACTTACAGCATCACTAAGGTCATACTTGAATACCTCAAAGAACCAAGAAGGATACACAATGCTGCTGATTGGCCAGGAGGTACTTATACTACATTAGATGGTGTAGTCCTCACAGGTACACAGGATTGTATATTACCAAAGCCAGTACACAGGGAAATAGTTGACTTAGCTGTACTGATCATATCCGGAAACCTGAATATGCCTGACAGACAGGCTAAGAAAGAAGGAGTAGAATTGACACAGTAATAATAATTTATATCTTAAATATTCAAAAAAATGGCAACAACAAACCCTGTTTCACAAGTATTAGTTACTTCTGGTAATGCTGCACTATTAGCTGCTGGTGCAAGACCTAATACACTAGCAGTAGGTCAGCTTGGAGTATTTAATTTTCATACAGGATTATCAGTTGATGGTTCTGTGGCCACTGATTGCAGAGACATATACCTTGCTGTAGGTGTTGATCCCGGTGCTGTAGGTTCTATACAGGACATCAAGACATCAGCAGGTCAGGTAATCCAGAACCGCAATGTGAAAGCCCTCACCTACAGGGGTACTGTAGCTGACATTGCCAAAGTGGTGGATATCATGGGTATCACTGCAAGATGTGAGGAGGACTATGTGGTAAAAATTGAAATCCGCAATGGTCAGGTATATGTTGAAAGTGGCTTCAACCAGTTCACCAAGTCTTACAATGCAAGAACAGGTTGTTGTGCAGATGCCTGTGAGGATTGTGGTACTGGTGATCCTAATGAGATTGCAGAACAAATTGTCAACCAGATCAATGCTGATCCTGATGGTATGCTTACTGCCAGTTATGTTGTCAACAAGATAACTGCTACAGTAGCAGCAGGCCCTACTGCCACAGCAGATGCAGTGATTACCATAGGTACTACTGCCTACACAGTGCCAGTGACCACTGGTGATACTGTGACAATAGCTGCTGGCAAGATTGTCACCAAGATCAACACACAGACTGGTTCTCCTTACAGGGCTACCAATGCAGCAGGTGTGATCAGCATCTATCCTGTGACCTCTGTTTCAGGTTCAACTGAAACCTTGGTTTACACCACTCCTGTAACTGGTATGACCATTACTCCCATTGTTGCAGCTACCAAGACCTCTATTGCTGCTGGTGCTGCCTTTGATACCTTCCAGTCCACTTATGTGGGAGCAGGTGCCGGCATCAGGATTACAGGTGTGCCAATGGCTATCAATGGCTATAATGGCTCTATCAACCTGAAATATGTAAAGAATCGCAATATTGACTTTATTGTTTCCCTGCCTGTTGGTTTTGAATGCAGTGGTACAGTTACAGTAGTAACTGAAGCTGCAAACAGTGAAGGCAGTGGCTATGATATCCGCCAATTGGAATACATGTCAGGAGGCACAAATGGTCAACCTGGCCCTTACAGGACTTCTGCAGTGCATGGTCTTGAAAGAAATGGTGGTACAATTTATTATGCTACTCCGGGTGCCAATTACAACACTGTGATCCTTGCCTATGATCAGGCAAGTGTGGGAGGATGGCTTGAATACCTGAATAATCTTGAAACTATCATAGCTGTGCCTTGTGCTGATACAGTCACAACAACTTCAATAGGAGCATTCTTTGCCCTGATCTTCACACAATTTGGGACATTTGCTGATGACATTGCTGCTAATGATGGTTGTACAAATGTGGCTACTACAACACTGGTTGCTGCTACAGATGGAATAGAAAGTTTGTCTTAATAATGTGTATATCTTAATTGATCTGAGAGGGGCAGTTTCCACTGCCCTTACTTTTATCTGACATTTTTAAACTTCTATTCTCATGGTCATATTAAAGTATCATAACTATATTAAACTGACTGACTTTGCAGATGAACTAGAAGACTTCACCATAGAGAGCTTTATCCTGACTGGCAACATCAATTGCTGTAAGGAAAATTGTACTGATCAGGTCAGTACTTTTTCATTTGATCTCACTGCGGAAGCTACTTGGTCAGCAGATTTATCTGAAGCTGTAAATAAGCAGGAAACATTATCTGAGATAGGTATCCAGTCCATCTTTAGTGTTAATCGCCAAGCTATTATTGTTGATGTTGACCTGTCTCCTGTCTTGGGCACATGTGGCACCAATAACTGTACTTTGGAGAGTGTTGGCTTTGATCCTTCTTCCATGAAGACTGCTATTGATCAGTGGTTCTTAACTAACCTGTCCATTGTCACTGATGTTATCATTACTTTCACTGGTGGCAATATCATGAATGTGGAGGGCATTCCTGACAACTATGTTATTACTGATGCCATGTATGGTACAGTTTTTCCCTACACCCCCATTCCCTTTGGCCAGACTCTCCCTGCCAGCAATATTTACTACTTCAATACAGAGGAAGAGGCCATCTATGTCAAGCCTGAGTTCTTTAATGGAGCTACTGAGTTTGTTGATGGTATATATAAGTTTTCTATCAAATGGATAAAAGAGGGAGGAGAAGGTTATATTTATGAGGAAAACTGTGCCTTCATTGATATGACTACCAAGTGCAGGGTAGCTGGACTACTTGACAGTGCCTTGAAGGAGACTGAGGATGTGAATCTTGAGAAGATGGGCAGCACTGCTATTATGCTTCATTATGGTCTTGTCAATGGCTCAAACTGTGCCTGTAATTGTGATGGACTCTGTGAAGCTTTCAAAGGTTTAATTAACATATTGGATACTGCTGACCCTAACTTAATTAATGACTGTGGTTGCTAAATGTAATATAGTAGATGTGGTATTGAAAGACTTGGCAGAGCTGCAATATGGCTTTACCTGTCCCAGTGACAACACTAAGATTTTCATTGAAAACTATCTTGAATACCTGAACTGTGCTGACATTTATCATCATATTTGTTATCCTGCCCCACCTTGTGAAAAAGATCAGGCAGTTAATTTCACTTGTAACTTTAATCTGCTCAGTATATCAGCTACTTTAAATCCACCTGCTAACCCTGAAGCTGATATTATCTTTGATATTAAAGTCCTGAACTATGTGGGAGGAACATTGCCCTTCAAGTCTTATCTCTGGACTTTTGAGAGTGATGATTTTGAACTGGTAGGTGCTAATGGTCTCCCTGAAGTAAAATTGAAACTGAAAGAGGGTCAGGTATTGGAAACCATGACATCACTGATAGGAGTGACTATAGTGGATGCCAATGATTGTGAGGATGATATAAGCTGTTATCTTACTCCTGATGGTATGCAGTGTGGATTTGCTTACCAGCCTTGTTTTGGGCCTGAAGGCTTAGTAGTGACAGCTCTTCTTCCTGTTGTATGCTCAAGACCTATGGGAATGATAGTGGCCTCTTATTTTGAACCATAATAAACTATTCAACAATGGCATGTTTTTCACTTGCATGGGATAACACAGAGGTTCTGGCCAACCCCAATAATACTACACAGACAGCTTATTGGAGGTATAAAGGTGATGTTCCTTGGCTTAACACAGGTTTTGATGATGCCAATCCTATGCCTACATCTCAAAATGTAATTGATATATGTAGCCTTGATGCCAACAGGATAGTAGAGTTTAAAGTGGAGAGTGAATGTACAGAGAATGGCCCTGTTTCCAATAATAATGGCACAAGGGAGCAGATAGCCTTTGTCTGCATTGAGCCAGTTCTCTCCAATACTGATGTTACTGCACAGGCTGTGGTCAGCTTGGTTGGCACTGCTATCACTAAAGTAAGGTTTACTCTGCGCAAGGCCAGTGATAATACCATTGTCTTTGGCCCTACTATCATAACCAGTGTGGCAAATCAGGCTATAGCTACAGCCACAGGACTAACAGGCAGCACTGCTTATTACTGGCAAACTGTCCTCTATACTACCATCAATGGAGTAGAGGTCAACTCTTCACAGTCCTCCTATCTCAATACAGTATGCGGGCCTTATAATCTCACCACTGATGCACCAGTAATAGTGGAAGACCTTATCTGGATTCCTCTTGCTGTACAGTGTGAGAAAGAAGGTGGATTTGGTGTGGTGAAGACTATATCTGGTCTCTCCTCTCCTTATACTGCATGGTATGATGTTGCTTCCAATCTTGTCTATATTGCTGATCAGGATGATGCAGCAGGTAATGTATACTGGTTCAATCCTGATACAGCTACCCTTCCTGCACACATGACTCACTCCACACAGATCATTGATCCTGCATTATACAATACTTACATAGATGGCCCAAACAAGAAGATCTATTTTGTAGGTGCAAATACAGGAGGAATGCTGGTCTATAATATCATCACTGATACAGTCACTACTCCTGCTGCTTTTGGTACTAATGGAGCTTTTAATAGAACATTACTGACAGTTACCAGTAACAGGATATACTGTAATGATGCTGCTATCAGTATTATCATCATCAACAGGGAGACACAAACCATACTCAGCACAGTGCCTATTGCAGGGATACCTCTCAATGGAAACTTCTTAGGTGGAGTAATCCAGTTAATTGAAGCTACAGCTACAAATGAACTATATGCAATAACCAGTAATGGTACAACAGGTACAGTAGGAGTATATAATACAGCTTTGGATACATCAATTGCTGTGATAACACTTCCGGGAGCTGCTACATGGACTGGTGGTGGAAGCAAGTACTGGCAGGGTGGCTTCTATGATCCTGTTTCACAGAGGATGTTTATCACAGATATAGGCTCAAGCAAGCTGTTCATCATAGATGTAGTCACTCATACTGTGGTACAAACAATAGATGCAGTGAACAGGCAGGGTAAGGCTAATGCAGGCTACAATGGCATGATTAACCCTGTCAATGGTGACTTGTATATAGGCTATACAGGGATAAATAATAGTGTTGATGCAAGCCCCATTAAGAGAATGTACCTGATGAACAGGACTGGTTTTGTCTTCAGCAATATGTTTGAGAACCAATATTACATCAATGGTGCTGGTATTCCGGGAACTACTAATGTGGTTGGCACATCTCCTGGCTTGGGTGCATGGAGTGGTATGCCTGCATCTGCAACTGATGGTGTTATTACTCTTGTCAGCACTACTACTGGTAGTCAGAATACAGGAAAGAAGATTGTAGTGACATTACAGGAAGTGGATGCTAATGATGGCAATGCTCCAACAGGAGAAACTGCAAATAATACTGTGCTTGACGGTGATGGCAATCCTAACCCTAACTATATACCTGATTCCACTGATCTTGTTACCTGTCCACTGACACTGAATACAGCTTGTCCCACTGATGTGGTAACTACATTCTCAGGAGCAACTCTCAACTATGAAGTTGCTGTGGCAGCTTCAGTTATTAATAATCCTGCTGTATTGAAGATGCAGATATATGCCTATAACATTGGCACTGCATCAGTGGAAGGTAGTCCAGTGACAATAAATGATCCAACATTATTTTATTATGCAGGCAGCTTTGGTGGTCTTGGTGGAGTGAATTACACCATTCAGGTAAGGTTCTTGGGGGCTGCTGATGCTATTCTCAATACTTGTACCTTGTAATTATAATCAATGAGTAAGACACATCAAATACTATCTTCAAACTTCAGTGACATCAAGAGCCTTGATTGTTATATCAAATCTCTTATAGATATTGCTATGGCTGAAGCTCTTACTGATGCTGAAATCAAAGTAGAGGATACAGCAAGTATAGACCTTCAGGGAACTGGCAAGTCAGCCACTCCCCTGAAAGCTGTTGCACTTATATCCCCTCAACCTGATAATGATATTGCAGTGCTTCCAGATGGCTTATACACTTCAGGCTTGGTGAAATATGGAGTTGTCAGTGGAGGTGAGGTTACATGGACTGGTGGTTATGGTTATCATGTCTCTCCTGCTATCTATTATATCAATAAGGTCAAATTTGATCAGACCATCACTAATCCTGCTGGCTTTGACTTTGTACTTACTGCACCCAGTCCACTCTATAACAGGCTTGACAGCTTTGTACTTAATAACTTAGGCTTGACAGTAGTGCTTGCAGGTGCACCTTCCAATAATCCTGCATTGGCTCCACTTAACACTGCCACACAGCTATTTCTCTCCTGTGCTTTGGTTGAAGTCAGCAATATAGGAACTGCTGCTAACAGGGTAGCTATTGCTACTCCTGTTCCCGGAATGGAGTTTATACAGACTGATGATGTCAGGGATGCACCTGCTGGCAAGTATTACTATGCTAATGGCAGGTGGAATTATCTTCTCCTCAATCCAGAGCAATTAGTCTATGCATTTGAGGACTTTCTCTTAGTAGGTGGCAATGGTGTCAGCACTAACAGGTTCTTTTATGCCATAACAGGTTCAGCCACTCCTACTGGCTTATATGCAAACAGGCCAGGAGCAGTGGTATTCAGTACTGCTGCTATCAATACAGGCAGGGTAACATTATATGCAGGTTCTCTTAACAACTCTTCAGGAGGTTTATACTTCACAGGTGGTGCATGTTACTTTAAGTGCAGTACTATAGACTTTCCTATCCTTTCAACAGTAGGAGAAGAATTTACTATCAGGGTGGGTCTTGGCTTTTTTGGTGCAGGAGGTTTAAGTGCTGATCTGGATGGAGGAGTTTATTTTGAATATAACAGGCTCACCTCTGCTAACTGGTTATTAAGAACAGCAAAGAATGCAGTCAGGACAACTCTTGACAGTCTTGTACCTGTTGCTACAGGTACTATCTTATTTGAGATATTTGTGAATGCAGCAGCTACACAAGCTGATTACTATATTAATGATGTATTAGTTGGTAGTGTTACACCTTTAGCTTTTCCTTTTGTTGTATTTGGCTCTCCAATATTCCAGTTAATGAAATCAGCAGGAACTACTCCCAGAACTATAACTTTGGATTATATAAAAGCATGGCAGAGATTAACAGTAATAAGACCTTAATCATTAAATTATTATCCTTATGAGCAATATAGGTAACTTAATATCACGACTTAATAATCTTGAGAGAAGGATTACAGAGATAGAGAATCCTCCACCTTCCAACATAGGCCCTGAAAGTCTTATGGTAATGTCAAATATGAAACTATCTGCTGTACCTATGGCAAAGGCTCTGGAAGTACTTAACAGTGGTGGCAGACCTGATACTATTCCCGGTAATCCTAATGCTGGTCTTTCTTATAATGCTTATGCAGCCTTACTTTCCCAGACAGGAACTACTGCTCCTGTAGCTGTGCTATTGGACAACTCATTAAAGAAAAATCCAACATGGGTCTATGAAGCTGTTGGCAGGTATATCCTGACTGCTGTTAGTGTATTTCCAGTAGGAAGAACTGCTATCATTCCTATAGATAACATGACCAGCACTAAGGTTACAGGAGTTTGGCTTGATACCAGTACCATAGAGATAGTTACTACTGATCTTGTCACAGGTCTTCCAGCTAATGATCACTTAAGTAATACCTTTGTTGAAGTGAGAGTGTATTCTCAGTCATTAGTGGAGTTATTAAAAACACTTAAAGATGAAATAATTCAGGGTCAGGGTGGTCAGGTTCAGATACAAAAACCTAAAGTAAATAAGCCAAGCTTATGATATTACCTCAAGAACTTTCTAAACTTAATCAGCTTGACAGGAGGGTGGATGCTATTGAAAATCCTCCACCAGCTAAAGCTATCCCTGAAGGCTATATGGTAATAGAGAATAAGCTGATAAGAACTGTTAATGCAGAGCAGTTATCAAGACAGTTATCAGGAGGTGTTACAGGAACTTATGCTGATAAGGTGAATGCTACTCCTGTTAATGGAGATGAGTTCTTTCAGACTGATGATGCAAGAGATGCACCTGCTGCTAAGTACTATTACTTAAATGGCAGGTGGAATATGATCCCACCAGACAGGGAGCAGTTTATCATGGTCTTTGATGATTTTCATAGGATAGGTGCTGCTGGTTTTGTATGGGAATTCTACTATGGTGTAACAGGTGGAGTTGCTACACCATCATATGTTGCTCCAATATCAGGTACAGTACTACATGCAAATACAGGAGTCAGTGCAACAGGTAGAGTTATCCTGTATCAGGGTTCATTAAATAATGCAGGATCAGGATTTATTTTTCAAACAGGAGCAGTATATTTTAAGATGTTTGCACCAAGATTTGATAATATCTCAACAGCATTGGAAGAATTTACTCTTAGGTTTGGACTAATGGGTGCATCTGCCCCTGTTGATACAGACAATGGAGTTTATTTTGAGTATGACAGGTTAATTTCACCTAATTGGCAATTAAAGACAGCAAAGAATGGTGTGAGGACTTCATTTGTTACTACTATTCCAGTAGCACCGGGTTCTCATCTATTTGAGATATTTGTAAATGAATTAGCAACACAGGCAGATTATTATATCAATAATGTACTGGCAGGCTCAGTAGCATTGGTAGTATTTAATAATGTTGCTCAACCATGCTTCCAGATAATAAAATCAGTGGGAACAACTTTAAGAGGCATGTATATAGATTACATAAAATCATGGCAAAGACTTACAACTTCAAGACCTTAGTAATTATAAACCAGTAAAACAAATATTTATGGCAACATCATCTCTTAAACCACTATTATTCTCTACTGCTATAATCAGACCTGAATCTGGCCCTGAACAATGGCATAACAGTACTGAGAGAATTGGCTACCCCAATGAAGCACAACCAGTCAACCAGGAAAATTCCCTTGATGTCTATTACAGGTTTGCATGGACACAAATAGATGATGGAGCAAATGAACCCAATTATGACTGGGGTTACTTTGATGGCCTTGTCAGGAGTGCTATTGACAATGGCCAAAGGCTTTCATTTGGTATCATGACCTATAATGCTGACAGGGGAGAGAATGAGTATCCTGATGGAAGCTCTGCCAATTACCCACTGTGGCTGCACAGGCAGATGCAGAATGAAAGTGATAACAACAAGGACTGGCAGAAAAATGGTATCTGGATGCCAAACTGGAATAGTGAGAACTACATTGAAGGTCTGAGGGCATTGCATCAGGAAATGAGAGATCACCTTTTAGAGACAAGCTATACTCCTAATGATGGGCCAAATGCAGGCAAGGAAGTACTGTTTGCAGATGCCATACAGTTCATTGACATCAGGGGTTTTGGTAGCTGGGGTGAGTGGCATGTGTCAGGTGTATGTACATGGAGTACTTTCCCTGCTGGCAGACAGCCTACTATCAATGCTCTGAAAGCCATCATTGATACTCACACTGAAGTGTTTGATAAATGGCCTCTGGTCATCATGGTGGCAGCTTATGACAGTGGAGCTTCATTCATTGATGCCTTCCATCCTTATCCTGAAGTGGGACACTATGCCCACTATGCAAGGAATGCATGGGGTCAGGTAGGCTTCAGGAAAGATCAGTGGAGTGCTGATGATCAGTATCTCTCTTCAGTGCTTGAAAACAATCCTTATACCTTTGATGGTTCTCCCACCTTTGGGGAACTAGCAAGAAATAAATACAAGACAGGGCCTATCACTGGTGAGCCTCCGGGCTGGAATACTGGTAATTTCTATGACTTAGTAAGACAGGTGGAGCTATATCATGGAACAAGTATTGGTAATGGTAACTATGGTGGTTATCCTTCAGCTCTTGAATCAAGGGAGAACATCAGGGCAGGATTTGCCCTGCTTGGAAGCAAGATACAGATATCTGGTGGTAGCTTCAGCTTCACCAATACCTCTGCCTCTGTTACCCTGAACTGGAAAAATGGTGGTGTATGCCCTGTGTATATGAACTGGGATGTAGAATTAAGACTATACTCTGAAAGTGGTCAGGTTGAATATGCCAAGAAATCCAGCCATGAAGTAAAGTTCTTCCTTCCTACTACCACTCCTGTTGCTGTTACTGACAGCTTAGCCTTCAGCCTGCCACAGGGAGCATATAAACTGGCTGTTGTTATCACTGATCCTACAGGATACAGGCAACCAATGCCACTGTACAATGAGGACAGGCAATCTGATGGCAGCTATATCATAGGTACTATCAATATCACAGATACAGTTCCTAATCAGCCTCCAACTGCCAATGCAGGGCCTAATCAGGATACTGAGGAAGATACTGTGACACTGACAGGTGCAGGTACAGATGGAGATGGAACTATCACATCATATCAATGGACTAAGATAACTACACTGGCTGCTACTATCACTTCTCCTGATACAGCAATTACTACTGTTACAGGGTTAGTTCCGGGACTACATACCTTTCAACTTAAGGTCACAGATAATCGTGGAGCTACTGCATTGGATACAGTGAATATTACAGTGGCAGAAGAGGCAGAGGGTGAACCCCCTGTTGCTAATGCAGGTTCAGACAGGGAAATCACATTACCTATTAGCAGAGTTATCATAGCTGGTGCAGCCACAGGTTCAGATGGTATTATTACCCCACTATGGAGCATAGTTTCTGGTAGTGGTAGCATCACTAATCCTAACTCATATCTTACAATGGTTCAAGACCTGACAGAAGGTACTACAGTAGTAAGGCTAACTGTAACTGATAATAGTGGAGCATCTGCAAGTGATGAGATGTACATAGTAGTTAAAGCACCAACTTCAGATGTAACTGTGACATCAGTTACAGCATTGGTTAGACTTAGCAATGGTGTTACAATAACCAAACCTGTACACCCTTAAATATTTTCATTATTCGTGCCCTATGCTTAACTTTAGGTAATCACTTAAAATACACACATTTATGAAAAGTATTACCATTAAGACAACTGATGAGCTATACATTGATGAGACTGGAAGAGAGATGCCCTTCAGACTCACCACTGCTCTGCTCATTAAGACTGCCATCAAGAATACACCTGCTGGTGGATTTGAGGTGACAGACATGATGAACAGGCTGAAGATAAGTACGGTGCTTGAAGACTATGAGGCAGTTAAGAGAAAGGAAAAGAGAAACAGGTTAATTAAGGCACAGCAAGAGGCAAAAGCTTTAGCTGAAGCTGAACCTGATATGATCTATGATGATTCTGAGATACCTGAAGAAAAAGATATCTCATTAAAGGTATCAGACTATGATGGAGTAATAAAGCTTGAAGATGCGATGTTTGATAAATTGGGTGAATATGTGAAGCCTACCAAGTGGCTTTTTATGAGCCAGAACATAGTTGATTTCTGTGAGTTGTTCAATACCAATGGTAATCACAATGATAAACCTAAATCATGACAGCAGTACAAACTCACAACTATATAACCAAGCAGTTCTCCTCTCTCACTTTTGAGGAGAAAAGGCATATTTACTGTTGGGAGGGAGCCAGAGTTCCGAGGTCAGTAAGTGCCTTGGTGGAAGAACATGTCCCTCCTTTTGATAAAACCAAATGGTTACCTATATGTGCAAAGAAGGAGAATATATCTGAACATGAACTGGAGCATAGATGGCAGACCATTAATCAATTAGCCTGTGATCTGGGACATGAGACCCATGCTTTCATGGAAAGATACTCTGGACTTCAGACTCCCATGACCCCACAGGAGCAGGCTGGCATTAAGTTCCTGACCTTTATCCTGAAGGAGTATGAGATAGTGGCAAGGGAAATAAGAATGTATTCAAGGGAGTTTGGCTATGCTGGCACAGCAGATTTACTGCTCAGGCATAGAAAGACAGGGGAGCTGGCACTGGCTGATTACAAGACCAATGCTGACCTGTTTAAGAGATGGGCCATGCTGCTCTTCCCTTTCAATTACTTGGAGAATCATCCTTATAATCACTATCAGCTACAGTTCTCTTACTATCAAATTATGCTGGAAGAAATTGGATTATCCATCACCAAAAGATTATTAGCGTATCTGAAAGCAGATGCTACATATAAAATATATGAATGTTATTCTTTTGTTGATCAGCTTAAAGCACATCTTATTGAAAGAAGTAAATTAATACCTGATTATGTTGCTTGGTGATATTTTACAGCGTGTTCAATCATTATACTCCAAGGGAGTACAGTCTGATGATACAAGGCTTGTCAACAGGCATATCTACTCTGCTGTGACTACAGCAAGGAATGTACTGCTAAGACAGAAGGCTGATAAGGGCCAGATCATCAGTGATTGGAGTTACCAGACATTACCCTGTGCAGAGTTGGAGAAAGCTCCCTTGCATGAATGTCCCTGTGTACCTGTTCCTGGCTGTATAATATTAAGAACCAAGCATAAGATACCCAAGCCTATCACTAATCTTGATTCACACATGATAAAGACAGTGATGACCATTGATGGTTCAATCACATTTGATGAGACCACTTATGAGGATGAGAAGTACAGCAAAGGCAATAAGTTCACTTCCAAGATTCCTAAATGGTTTCCTCACAATGAGAGGGTGTATATCACTATAGTAAAACAGTTAAAGGCTGTAGCTATTAAGGGATTATATGATGACTTTGTAGCAGCTAAGCTATTTCCCTCTATCTGTGTCAATGAATGCCCTGATTGCTGTGAAGATATACTGGATATGGAGTTTCCCCTTGAAGGTGATTCTATAAGACCTCTTATCCAGCTTGCCAATGAGGAACTGATCATTATCATGAAACAATTAACTGAAGACAGACTATCCAATTCACAGGATGATGATATGCCTACAGGCATGGTTCATCAGCCTAATCCTGCAAGGAGATAATTATGATTGAAGTAAAGAACTTAAGGCAAGGCTATAAATATTATAAGACGGAGATTGCTCCCAAAACCACTATTGATATCAATCTCTACCTGAAGATCACACAAGGTTTTATGAAGTTTCAGGTAAACAAACTGCTTCAGGGTTATGATGTAGAGCTGGGAGTTGGTGAGAGTCTGGGAACTTTAAGAGTCAGGGGGTATAAGTCAAAGGCTTATATTAATGAGCATGGAGAGATAAAAGGAGTACCCCCATCATGGTCAAAGACCAAGAAGCTATGGGATAGTGATCCTGTAGCTAAAGCCAACAGGCAGTTGGTTTATTGCTTTAATGAACACAGTGATGGTAATATTTATTCAGTTAAATGGTACACTGGTAAGTCAAGATTATATAACAAACAGTATTATCATTTCAAACTAAGCAGAGCTAATAAGAGAGCCTTGAACAGGCTTATCAATCAGGGTAAGGAGTATGCTATATCAGTTAAAAGAGATAAATCACAGTATAAATAAATTCTACTATCATGGCAACATCAAAACTCAAAGAGGCATCCAAGCTAAGAAGCACTTCTACCACTGTGACTGATAAGGTAAAAGAGAAGAGAGAGCCTCCTGCTGGTGCCAAGATCATAAGCAAGACTGTGAGAACTGAGACAGAAGAGATAGAGAATGGATGGCTGATAAGTAAGAACTTTGATATCAGCTATGAGTATAAGGGTGAGAAGGAATGGGCTTACTATAGCAAGAAGTGGTATTCAAAAACAGATCCCCTCACCATCAAGTTAAATGATGAGGCTCTGGCAGATGAGTTTGAAGGTGAGGACTAATAAACAATTACTACTATGGACTTTAGTTATGTTTCCGTAGACAGGATATTCAGCAAGCTGGTCAGGGATGTCACTGGTGACTTCAATGAGGGTGATGTGATAGAATGGTGTGGTGAAGCTCTTGAAGCTGTGGGAGCTATTAAAGCCTCTGAAGAAGCTGTAGCCTTTATTGAGGTGAAGAATCACCAGTGTGCTGTTCCCAATGGCTTGCATAATATCATTCAAATAGCAAGGAACAGGGATTGGGGTGGGCCTGCTGATGATAAGTTCTGTCCTGCTGCTGTAGCCAAAGAACTCTGTACTGTTGATAGTGACAGTACCAGTCCCTCTGATTGTGCTGATTGCCCCTCAGATCAAAAGCTGGACTATATTATCCTTGACTGTAATGGCATGCCCCTCAATGATTATGATGTGGCTTATTACAGACCTTACTTTGATTTGCAGTCAGAGTATTTCAACTGGAGAAATTCCAAGATGTACAGGAACAGCTACAGCACAGTGAGCCTTGCTACCCATAGCTTCTTTAATTCCCTTGTGTGCAAAACTCCTGAGACAGGTTCTCCTCTGTATCAATCAAACACAGATGAATACTCAGTTATCCTGAAAAAGATTTTAAGGTTCAGCTTTGAAACAGGTTCTATTGCTATTGCTTATAACCGTCAAATAGTTGACCTTGATACAGGATATCCTATGATACCTGAAGACATCAGCTATACTGAAGCTATTACCAGATACATCAAGATGAAGATACTGGATAAGCAGTGCTTCAGTGGCAGGGAAGGAGCTTGTGGCAAGGCTGATAAAGCTGCCATTGACTGGCATTGGTATTGTAAGCAGGCTGGCAATAAGGCCCTGATGCTTAATGGTGTGGATGAGCATGAGAACTACCTGAGACAACGCAGGTATATGCTGCCTCTCAATCATTACTATAGCTTCTTTGGCAATATGAACAAGGCTGAATTAAGAGCTTTCAATGATCCTGATTCAAGAAATAATAAAGCAAGATACTTTGTTGGAAATTAAGACCTATGCCTACAAGAGAACCTGATTATAAAGTTATCCCACAGGATATATCTGATGGTATTCATACTGATAATGATCCATTGAATCAACCAAGGGGGACTTCAAGATATACCTTCTGTGGAGTGGATGAATCTATTACAGGTAAGCAAGGCAGTATCTCCAATGAAAGGTCTAATTATCTTGTAGGCAATATTACCAGTGGCTACAAGCCAATAGGAGACAGGTACATAGAAGATGATCTGAGTGTTATCCTCTCAGTCAATCCTGTTACTGGCTATGATGAGATTGGTATTATCACCAAAGACCACAGGTACACTACCTTAGTCTCCACCCAAGTCATAGGCTTTGATATCAGGCATCAATGTGAAATTGAATACAGGTTAAGAAGAGGCAGGGAGAGGGTCATCTACTGGGTGGATGCTCATAATGTAGCCAAGACCTATAATCTTGACAGGCCACATAACTTCTATACTGTTGCCTTTCAGGAGTATTTAAAGTCAGGTGGTAATCCTGCCACTTACCCATTGGATAAATATGATGGTTCTTCCTTTGATCTTATCAAAGTCCCTGATTCCATTCCCTTCTTCAGCAATGTGGAAATATCTGAGACAGGTGCTATACTTCCCGGCTCTTATAATTTTGCCATACAGTTAGTGGATGAAGACCTTAATCCTACAGAGTGGATAACTACTTCCAATATTGTCAGGATATTCAATGACCAGCTCACCTCTCCATTCCATACTATAAGAGGTAGCAGGAATGTGAATACCAGCTCTCAATCATTTCCAAGAGCTAATAAGTCAATCATCTTAACCCTCACCAATCTTGATACCTCATTCCCTTATTACAGGATAGCTATCATTAGGGCTGCTGGTAATATTGGCACACCTGATAAGGTGCTGATATCAGATATCAACACTACTACTGACAGCAGGTTTATTTATTCAGGTAATGACTCTGCTTTGGCTGAAGGTACTCTGGCAGATATTCTTGTAGACAATGAAGTGATCTTTGCTCCACAGCATATCACACAACTTGAGAACAGGCTTCAGCTATATAATACTAAGGGTTCAGAATACAACTGGTGTGAATTCCAGAAGTTTGCCTCCAAGATTGGTAGCAAAGTAGCACTGAAAGAGGTAGTCCTTAACAATGTTATCTCTGAGCCTAACATTAAGAATGCCAAGTCAACATTCATGTATGGAGGATATATGCCCGGAGAAGTGTATTCATTTAGTGTTCACTATGTTTTTCCGGGAAACCTGATCTCCCCTGGTTTTCATATTCCGGGAAAGAGCAGCACTAACATAGTTTCTGACATGAAGTTGCATGAGTTAAATACACGTTACATTGATACACATAATTGCAGTACATCTAACTATTGGGGTCTTGATGTAGATGGAAACAGCTTAGTTGGTAAGCGTGTAAGACATCACAGATTCCCTTTCAGAACTGAATTGGGCATACCCCTCTATGAGAAATCTGATGATGTAACCACCATTAATAAGTTCAGGTTGAAGATCAACATTACCCTGAATCCAGCATGGACAGGCCCCACTCCTCCTGATGAGTATCCTGAAGTGGGAGGAGAGCCAGCAGTAATATCATTCACATTTAACTATCAGATTACTGGTTCTCCTAATCTGGATTCTATCAGTGGCAACTTAGTTGATACAGAGATAGGCTCTGATATTATTCTCTATGATTCCTTTGAACCTTTAGATGAAATAAATCCCGGAGAACATGCAGAGCTAGACCCTGCCTGTGAACTGGCAACACTATATCAACTTCCCGGCAATGAAAGATTTTTGATTGCATATACCTATGAGACTTATCCGGCTTCAAGTTCTATCAATAATTATACATCTGACATACTGGGAATTGAATTCTCTAATATTGAGAAGCCTCACCCTGATTGTATTGGCATCTACATTATGAGAAATGAAAGAACTGAAGATGACAGGCTCATTATTGACAATGCCATCTTTGGGCCAATGACACAGTTTGAGCAATACAGGTCATTTGGTTTAATCACTCCCAAGCAGTACTATGCTGTAGATAACTGTGGAAGACCTGCTGCTGTCTCCAAGACATTACAATATACTAACAGAAGTATGTGGTTCTGGAATCCTGAGTTCCAGTTCTTCAATAAGAAAACAGAGTTCTCCTCTGTACATATTGAGGCCAGCTATGATCAGACTTCTGTTGATATGCCTACTATCTCCAATACAGATGGGAGTACTTGTAATGGTGGCCCTCCGGGAAGCAAACCCGGAGATCAGGGAAGCAGGGGAGTTTATGTTCAGGATGTACAAGCTGGTACAAGCTATAACCCTGAAGTGCATAAAGGAAAGGATAAAGATGATGATGGATTTGATTTAGTCATAGGATACAGGAATACCAATGTTGGTTATAATCCTCCTGATATAGACTTTCCTGCAAAGGACAGGGTGATATACCTGAGTGCAGCCTCTTACCAGAACTATGGTGAGAATACTTATTATAATGTATCAGTGGATAATAAGATAGGTATGTATGTCATGGGTGCTGACTTTGATATAAGTGTATTCATTGATGGATTCAATAACAGTCTGAAGTATGGTTCTTTAATAAGAGAGAATGATACCTCTTATAGTAACTTCATGACAAGGCCATATTACAAAGAGCATAACAACCCTATTTACTTTGGAACTCATACAGTCCTTAATGGTGTAAGGATATTCAATGGAGATGCCAGTATCTCAGGCTTTAACTTTGTCAGTACTGTCTTCTATGATATGGTAGTAGGTGAAAGAGCCAAGAAGTCACAACTATGGAAGATCATAGTAGGAGCTGTTCTGATAGTAGCTGCTGTGGTAGTAACAGTTGCTACAGTAGGGACTGGTACTCCTGCTGCTATAGCCTTAGTCACTACTGCACTTGCTACCCTTGCTATCTCCTATGGAGTATCACTGGCGGTATCAGGTATTAAGTTTGAGCAGATGAAATCCATGATTGATGTGGATTATGAGAAGGGTCTTAAAGAAACAGTAGTGGATGGTGGAGTATGGGAAACCATAAGAGACACTATCCAAAGAGAAGATGATACTATCAGGTGGTTTGCTGACAGGGTATCTAACCTGTTCATTGAATCTGCTGTACCAGTGGGATTAAGGTCAGGACTAACTTGTGGAGTTCCTGACTTCATAGATGCTCCTGTGGCCTATGATGAAGCTGGCTACAGGACTTACCTCATTGAAAAACTAACTACCATAGATAGAGATCAGGGGTCTGGCAGAATGTATAAAGGGTATGCCACAGCAGAGCTTTATGATATGAACCTTGACTACATGAGGTTCAATAAGGAAAAGCTCTTTATACATCTCCCCCTTGAATATGATTGCTGCTCTGATAACATTGAGACATTCCCTATGCGAGTCTGGTATTCTCAACAATCCTTTCAGGAAGAGAGGGTGGATAACTACAGGGTCTTCCTCCCTAACAACTACAGGGACATTGAAGGGGAACATGGTGAGATCACTGAAGCATACAGGTTGGGTAACAATCTCTTCATTCACACCAAGGAAGCCCTGTGGCATCTGCCTCAAAACAATCAGGAGAGAGTGACAGGGGAGATCATCTCCTTTGTAGGCACTGGTGAATTCTTTAGTGTGCCTCCAAGAAAAGTAGTGGATGATGATAATGGTTCAGGTGGTACTCAGCATAAGTGGGGAACAGTGAAGACTAAGTATGGAGTATTCTTCATTGACGAGATTGAGGGTAAGATTTACCTGCATAGTGATAAACTCAATGACCTTACCAAAGGCAATAAGAACTGGTTCAAGAATAACCTGAAGTCCTTTCTCTCCAATCAACTCTATGTGAAACTGGGTGTTGATTTTGCTAACAGGAACAATCCTGCTAACAGGGATGGCACTGGATATCTTTCAGCCTTTGATTCAAGGTATGAAAGAATACTGCTGACCAAGAAGGATTACCTTGTTGTCCCAGACAAACTGGCTACCCTGGTTTTGCTTGAAGCCATACCCTCCACTAATGTATTCGCCTATAACTCCACTGATGGATTATTCTATCAGGGCAGTACTGTTATTCACTTGGATAATCAGGACTACTTTGAGAACAGATCATGGACAATGAGTTATTCATTCCACAGGAATAAATGGAGAGGCTGGCATCCTTACCTGCCTAACTACTATGTGCATGGCAAGAGTAACCTGTATTCCTTTATTTTTTCATCTGATGGTATCTGGAAGCATAACAGGGAGAATCATTTCCAGACCTTCTACACTTATTACTTCCCCTTTATTGTTGAGTATGTCAATAATAATAATCCCTTAAGCACTTCCATTACTGAAGACCTTACTCTTCAGACAAGAGCTTACACATGGGATGCAGCTAAGAATGAATTTGTAGAGCAGGACTATATTACCTTCAATAAGATACTGGCATGGAATGGAAGGCAGAGTTCAGGAGAGCAGGTCATGGTTGTCAAAGACACACAGCCTGATAATTATAACTGGCTACAGCAACAGATCATTAATAATCCGGGAACTGTTCTCATCACTAAAAAAGAGAAGAACTGGAATATTAATGACCTGAGAGACTATGTGATAGACTATGATAAACCACTGTTTGATTCCTCATGGAATGCTATTAAATCTACCTATCCTATTGACAAAGTAGTAAACCCTGCTTCTATCAGTCTGGCAAAACCTTGGCAGGACTTACAAAACTTTAGGGACAAATATGTTGTAATCAGATTAAAATTTGATAGCTTCGATTATGTTAATTTGATTATGAATTATTCACTTGAAACTGAACAGAATTCATCCAGATAATTAACTCAACTTATTCCCACATGAAAAAAGCACCCAGAAAGAAATATGCCTTTGGTGGTAAAGAGCCAATTACAGGTGGTGGAGGTGGTACATATAAGACTCAGGCTGAAGTAGAAGCAGCTAATGCAGAGGCAAGAAGGATAGCCAAGAAGCAGGGACTTCTTACTGGTGATGATACAATAGCAGCCAGAAGGGTAGGTGACCCAAGAGTTCAGTATGTAAATCCTGATGGTACTCCTTATGTGCCATTGCCCACTAAGACCCTGACTACCAAAGTGCCAAAGGGAGTTGAACTTGAAAGTGATCAGGGACTCTTCTGGTACACTGACCCAACTACAGGTGATCCTGTGGATGTTGATCCTTCTGTTCTGAGGACACCAAGGTTCAGGACTAATCCTAATGCCACTGCTGCTGTAAATCCCATTGGAGTACCCAGAGCTTTTGCACTTGGTGGTGAGCTAAGTGCAGGTCAACAAACAACACTGGGTTTAGCTCAACAAGCTCCCGGAATACTGGATGCTCTCATTGGTGCATTTGAAGGTGGTGGAACTAAATATGGCAAAGAGCCTTTAGTCAATGCAGCAGCTATGAGAGGCATGGTAAGCCCTTATGCTATGGGTGGTGAAGTGGGGGGCATGGATATGTCAGGCATGGATGAAGAGCAAATGGCACAGCTTCAGGCTATGGCAGATGAGAATGGTATCAGTGTGGAAGAGCTTGTCCAGATGCTACAGGAACAAGGAGAGTCAGAAGACATGGGAGATATGGGTACAGATGAAGCAGCTATGCAGGATCAATATGCAGAAGATGAAATGAGTGATGAGCAGGCTGCACAGCAAATGGACATGGAAGAGGAACCTGAAGAAGAAGGGCCAGTAGCAAGTTTATTTAAATATGGAGGCATACATATCAAGAAGGAGAACAGGGGTAAGTTCACTGCTGCTGCTAAAAGAGCAGGCATGGGTGTGCAAGCCTATGCAAGGAAGGTATTGGCTGATCCCAATGCTTCAGGCACTCTTAAGAAGAGAGCCAACTTTGCAAGGAATGCTTCTAAGTGGAAACATGCTTATGGTGGTGAGACTGAAGTTGAGCCACCTGTAAAGAAAACAAATGGTAGGACTTTCATGGGTACAGCTTCTCAGTTCCTCCCTATATATGAACAATACTTGGATGCTAAGGATATGGCACAGGGAGCTTATAGGGGAAATAAAGAACAACTAAGTAGGGGAGCAGTAGGTATGCTACAACCCTTTGCTGGTAAAGCTGTCAGTAATTCAGTGGACTATCTTACAAAGAAGATAGCAGGTAAGAAAGTTGCTGATGCCAATGAAGCCAAGAGAACAGGTATTATCAACATGACAAATAATGAAAGGATAAAGCTCTTTGAAAAATATGGACGTGGTGGATATGATAAATGGATAGCAGCAGGTAGTCCTAAGTTAGCTTATGGAGGCAGGGCAACTTCAGGAATTGAAGTGGAAGGTGAAGAAGTGGTACAGCCTCCGGGAGGAAATGCAAGAGAGGTATCAGGCCCATCTCATGCTCAGGGTGGTGTTGACCTTGATGTACCAGATGGAACAAAGATTTATTCTGACAGGATAAAGATTGATAATAAGACAATGGCTCAGAGGAAGCTGTCAAGAGAAAGACAGATGAATAAACTGGGTAAGCTGGCCAAGGCTAATCCTTTTGATAAATTACTACAGGGAACAATACAGAGGACAACTGAGGTAGCCAAGATGGAAGAGGAAAAGGATATGGCTATCCAGAAAATTGCTTCTGCAAATGTTGCTCCTCCTGCTGAAGAGGTAGAAGCAGAAGATATGGGACAGGGCTTTGCTTATGGTGGAAGAGTAAGACCACAATATCAGACTGGAGGGTATGTTGATCCCAATGATCCTTATGCTGCATACATGAGTAATAGGTTAGGCTTGCCATCAACTACCAATGCTCCATATAATTTTGGTGTTCCTAATATGACTGGCTCACCAACAATAGCTCCTGTTGTTACTCCTCCTGTCAATAGTGACTATGCAGGTTATGCAAGTAACTGGCTTAACAGGACTGGAATTCCAAGAAGATTGGATAAGATAGCAACACAAGGTGTACCTACAAGAGTACCAGCATCAACAAAAGATTTCACTGTTGGCACTCCTACTATAAGTGGGAGAGCCGGGACTCCATCTATAAGATATACAGCTCCCGCTAAAGAACCTTCAAGACCCGGAGACCTTACTCTTGGAGATTATGTAGGCATGGGCAGTAGTGCCTTTGGTGCTATATCAGGAATTATGAACACCAGAGCTAATGCAAGAGGTAACAGGCCAAATGTTAATAGATGGCAGGGCTTTGGAAGAGAAGCTATTGAAGCCAATGAGAAGGCGCAGGATGTGGCTTCAGGGTTAAGGACATCAGCCTTAACTGATATTGATACTGCTGCACAGGCTTCAAGGAATAGGGCAAGGAACTCTGCACAGTCAGTAAATACTATCAGGGCTATGGATACTCTCACAGAGTCAGGGGCAGGCAAAGCAAGGGGAGCAGCTACTAATGCTTTCACTACACAGATGATGAACCTGCTTGGACAAAAGGCCCAGTTGGAGAATGTTCAGGATACAAGAGTGATGATGGGTGAAGATAAAAGAGACTTGGAAGATAAAGGTGACAGGGATAATTACTATAGCAACATGGCAAGAAACCTTGCTGATATCAGCACTACTGGACAGGCAATGGGAAGGAACCTGAATATCTCAAGAAGCAATATGGTTGATGCAACTCTACTGGGACAATTATCTGAATACTTTGAATATGACAATGAAGGCAGGGTGATCAACAAGAGAAACAGAACATAAATCCCTTTAACATATTATGGCTAGATTTTACAAGACAGCTAGTGCAACTCCCCTGGATTATATGTACAAGCTGAATGTCCCTCTTATGGAAAGAGTGATCAAGGCTAATGATACATTTGTTAATCAAAGGCTTGCTACTACTGAACAGCAAAGGGTACTGGGAACTACATTTGCTCATGATATAGATGATGAGCAGGATGCCAAAAGAATAGCTGATCAGTATTCCACGAAGGCTGATGATATTGTTAAGGCCATGTTAGTTGATCCTGCCAACTGGAGAAAGCAGCAAGAACCTATCAGGGCATTATCAAGGGATATACAAACTGATTACAAGACAGGTGAGATTTCAAAGATAATACAGACTCATGGTGAATTCAAGGCAGTGAATGATGCCATTGATGAACAGGTAAAGGAATATGCAAAGACAGGTAAAGGTCTTGACCCCAATGAGGCAAGAGCTTATAAAGGATATATGAGGGACAAGTACAGGGAGAAGGCAGCAGCAAGAGGCAGGGTAGGTACTGGTTATGATCCTGCCACAGGAGAATACACTGGTACTGCTGGTGCTTTATTTACTCCTATGGCCAAGATTGATATCAGGGGGGAGATAAGTAAGGAACTGGAAAAGATCAAGGCTGATAGTAAGAAGTATAAAAGGAGTGCAGTAACAGGTGAGGAGTTTTATTTTGATGATAAAACAGAGAAATGGAAGGGAGTCACTCCTGAGAGGTTACTGGCTATAGCTGCTGGAAGACTAACTGATCCACTGTATCAAAACTACATGAGGGAAAGACAAACTGTAGGTCTTATGCAGGGAGTATTTGATGAACAGGGTAATTATATTGCTCCTTATAGTTATGGGGCTGTGGATGTATCACCAACAGAGAAGAAGAATATTGATAATCTGAAGGGAATGATAGCCAAAGAAAAGAAGCCGGCTATCAAAGCAGAGCTTCAAACTAAACTAGACCAGTATGAGGCTGACCTGAAGGAAAGGACTAAGGTAAACTGGAATGAGAAGAGTTCTCTTGCACCTATGGTACAGAGTCTTCTTGGACAGTATAGCTGGAGTGAAACTGAAGACCTTCAGGAATTAAGGAACAATGCTGCTGGCTCAACTAAGTATTTGGAGTATGGCAGGAATAAGAGATTTGGTGCTGGCTTGCAGAATGCTATGGATATTGCCAAACTTAATATAGCAGCAAGGGAGAAGATACACAATGATAATCTTGAACTGAACTGGTCAAGAGAAGTAAGATTAGGTGGAACAAGACCCGAAGTTGCATTACCTGATCAATCATCTGTAAGCAGGCTGGCTACAGGTTCTTTTGCAGAAAAGAAAACTACAGATAGAAAGACAGGTCTACAGGTTGATGCATTCTCTAATGCTGGTCTGTCTTCTGATATCATGAATAAGAAAGACCAGATAGCTGGTATCAATAAAGAGTTGAAGGATATTCAGGCACAGGAAGCTATGCTATTGGGTAACAGGAGAGAAGCTGATCTTAATGTAAATGAAAGGAACACTTATAATAACCTGAAACTCAGGAAGCAGGATCTGCAACAACAGTTACCCACTATACAATCTGATCTTGACAGGACAAGGCAATGGTATGGTAGAACTACTGAAGCTGTATTGGCAAATAATGAGAAGACAATGGTAACTGGTGATAAGCCTTTAACACAGAGAGAGATAGATATTTATAAGAAGTATGAGAATGACAGGGATGCCATAGCTCTTTCTGAAAGTCTTGCAGGTACAGCACAGGATTCTCCATTTGCCAGTGGTGGTGCTTATGCTAATAAGATGACCAAATGGTTTGCTGACTGGCAGAAAATAGGTACACCTGAACACAGAAAGAAGAAAGATGAGCTTACAGAGTATATGGCAGTGAAGAACAAGGTGGATAAAAGAAGAGATAATGTAATGAATGATATGAAATATCAGGTCATAGATACTCCGTCTATTCTACTTAGTAAGGAGGACAGCAAGGCCATAGGTTCTATTGTATTTGCTAATACTCAGGGAATGAAACTGTTTACCAACAGGGGAATAAATCCTGGGGGAGCAGAGCTTAAGGGTAAGAATGGTACTTACAATGTAACACTGGATAATGTAGGTGGTAAGAACCTGCAACAATATATAGTAGATGAAAATGTTGAAACAAAGTTTGAAATGGTGGGTAATACTACTAACATTGGTACTGGTGGTGCAATGGTGAAGGTTACCTTCAAAGACCCTAATGGAAAATTAAATACCAGTCCTTATTATATTGAGCTTACTCCTGAAGTTCAAAAGATAGTGGGACAAAGGATGATGATGGATAAATCTCCTGATGTAAGAGAGATAGCTGGTTCATTAATGGATGATGAAAGTAATGACATAAGAAGACAGTTGATGATACCAAGTATGCAGAAGACATTGGAAACTACAGGAACCAAGGACTCTAACACGTATGGTATATCTATTAAGAATGGGGATAGGAATATACCACTTACCATAACAAGTTACAGGGGTGAAGATGGACAGGAACATATCATTGCAAGAAGAACATTGGGAGGAGAGTTAATTGCATTGGGTGATCCTGCTAAAGGACAGCTTAGAGACAGAGATGCAATGCCTAAGTCAGGTATTCCGGGAGTGTTCAATGGTAAGGAAGACCTTATTGAGTATTTAAAACAACAAAGAGCCAGAATGAGATGACAACAAAAACCTATGGCAAGGAGCCTTTACAGGCAAAAGATTTTTTAGGTGGTGCTGACAGTGTTCCTAATACTTTTGGAAATGTCACTGCAAAGGAGACTTCAAGAAATCTGGGCAGGTTTGATCCTGAAGACTATCCCAATCTTGTTAATCCTTCTGTGTATGATGATCCAAAGACACTAAGGACAATGGATGCCCAGCAACAGGGTAAGATGGAACAGTTAGGCAGGGGTCTTACACAACTTGGAGCAAACTTTGCTTCAGGTTTTGGTCAGGGTGTAGCTAACATGGTTGATGTAGCTTCATGGGGTAATGATAACTACCAGAGTAAACTGTTTGGAATATCCACTGAGGATATGCATGAATGGGCTATGGGTGTAGCCCGCAATAATGAAATCAAGAGAGTTAATCCCGGAGAATTTGAACCCGGTTCCTTTGCTTGGCTTATGGAGCAGACAGCTTCAGCAGGTACAGGCTTGGGTATGGGTGCATTTGCTTTACTTCAGACAGCAGCTATAGAAGGAGCTACAATGGGACTGGGAACAGGAGCAGCTTTAGGAAAGCTGGCAAGCCTGTTTAAAAGGGTCAGGGATACTGAAGGTGTAGCAGCAGCAGCAAAGATGGCAAGCAGGGTCAAGGATTTAAGGAGTGCTGCCACTACTTATGGTGTTCTCAGCAGAACCAATGAATCAAGGATGGAAGCTATGATGTCTCACAAGGAGATCACTGATGAGATGACAGCTATGAAGAATCCTGATGGTAGTGCCAAGTACACTGCACAGGAGGTAGAAGAATATGCCAATGCTGGTGCTGACAGGACTTACATGGGTAACATGGCTCTTCTTCCCTTGGATATCCTTGGCTACAGGACAATGGTATTTAATCCTATCAGTGGTTCAAGTACAGGGTTGATTGAAAGAGGACTGGCTAAGATTGGTAATAAATATTTAAGAGGAGCAACCCAGTTTGGTGTAACAGGTTTAACAGAAGGTACTGAAGAGGGACTGCAATATATAGCCTCCAGTGAAGGTAAGCACTATGCAAGAGTACTGGGGGGTATGGATGATGCTACCACTTTCCTTGGCAGAGTGGGAGGAGCAGTAGGAGAGGATGAATTCTGGAACAACTTTGCTGGTGGTGTAATTGGTTCTCCTATCATTGGAGGATTTATGAAGCTGACTAACAAGGCCATTGATGGAGGCAGAACAAGGATGCTTAATGAACTTCATAATGACTATGTAAAGAATGTAGGCAAGATGGATAGTGCAATAGGAATGGAGATAATGCTATTGCAGCAACAAGGCAAGCATAAGGAAGCTGATATAGTTCGCAGGCAATTCAGGAATAAGAAAGCACTGGGAGGTATTCACTATGATGCTATGACAGATAAGGATACTGCCTTTAATGCTCACATAGCATACCTGCAGGGAACTCTGGATGATGTGACCAATGGAAAAGCTGAAGCCTTGCAGGATGTAGGTTTTGAAAGTCCTACACCAGAGCAGATTGAATATGTGAAGAAGAACTTTCAGGATAGTATTGATGATGCTCATGAACTAAAAGCCATCTATGATTCAGTTAAAGATAAATACAATAAGAACTTTGTTCCTGAAGTCACTTCAGATCACTTCCAGCTTAATAAATTATTACAGGAGAAATCACAGCATGACCTTAAACTGGCAGGAGCAAAAACCAAACTCACACAATATGACCTGTTATCAAGTTATGGAAGGGAGCAATATGAAGCTGAGTATGATTTACTCAGTCTTCATCTTGAAAGAGCAAGACTCACAGAACAGCACAGGGCTACAGAGAACCAGATGGAGAGAGATAATATAAATGCCCTGATCAAGAGTAATGAACTTAAACTTACTAAAATCAATGACAGGCTACAGGAAATTGCAACCGATGATACTTATGCTGCTGAAGAAAAAGAGAAAGACAGTGACATTATCAGGTCAGCACTTACAAGTCCTGCTTACCAGAGATTAAATAAGGATAACGTTCATCTTGAGAATGCCATAGCACTTCAGAGGAAAAATATTGCTTTGTGGAATAATCCCAAATACCTTGATCAAAGAAATAAAGAATCAATTAATAAGGCTAGGACAAGAGCACAGGTACAGAATACCAAGGATGCGGCAGCTAATAAACCTGGGGGTGCTACAGCAGAGGAGACGGAAGCTGCTAATAAGAAGGAGAGTGAGATAGCTGCTGCTGAAGCTGCTCAGGCTGTTGTAGCACAACAGAATGCTTCTTCTGTATCAAGTAACTTTGATATGTTCAGTGCAGACAATGACTACATCAATGGCATGAAGGGTAAGAAGACTACTGGTGATCCTGAAGATACAGGAGGGACTAAACTGGATTTAGGTTCCATGTCTCCTGAAGCTTCTACCAGCTTTGCCCCTGAGCCTCTTGATATTGAAGGTTCACCACAGGAGACAAAGGATAAAGTAGTTACCAGTGTTGCAGGACTGATAGCAAGACTTGGTGGTGAGCCTAACTTTGAAGATTTGATAAGACACATTGCAAAGGTTCAGGGGATTGGTGTGGCTGATGAACTTTTTAATGCTGCTGTCTATGGTTGGGAGAAGAACAATATGCCCCCACAGGATTATGCTTCTATCTATACCAAGATATTTGGTGATCCTATGAATGACTTTGTGGAGAGTGGAAGGGGAATGATTAATACCAACAAGAAATTAAGTGATGCTACTGATGTCACTATTGCACCAGTGGAGGCTAAAGCTAATGGGCAAACTCAATTTGATCCTAATAGTCAACCCAAGTATTTCTATAAAGATAAAGTGGGTAAGAGAGTTTATGTTACTAATGAGTCTTCACCCAAGTTTGCTTTCCTTACAAAGTTTGCCACTGTTGTCAGGACACAGACTGATGAGGGAATAGAGATTTCCTTTGAATATACTGCTGATGAATTGAATGTAGGAGAGTATGTTGACAGCCTGCAATTGCTAGACCCTGACAGGTATGTGGCAGGTACTGCAATGGAGATCATGATTCCTGCTAATCACCTTGAGATTAAAGTTCCTATGTTTAATCCAGATGGCACTAAAGGAACTGCTATCACCTTTGGGCAGTACTTGGCACAGAATCCTCACATTACTCCTGATTCACCTGAGTACCTTGACAAGATTCCTATGATCATTTATGATAAGGGTAAAAGTCTCTCAGGCCAGAAGGGTCTTGCCTTTGTACATGATGTTGGCTGGTATCATCCTGAAAGGTTTGATCAGGATTCTTCTCAGGCTATGGCTAATGCCATTGCTCATACAAGACAGATCAGGGAAGCTGTGCTGGCTGACAGGAGAGCAGCAACTCCTATTGAGATCACTGAAAAACGTCAAACCACCTTTGAAGGACTAAAGACCAACAAGGGTACTGAATATAATAATATCACTCTTCGTGAAGCTAATCCTGACACTGAGCTGACCATAGCTATGACAGCAACCAGTCTTAATACTGCAAGAGGAGAATTAGGTGTCAGGTTCCCTAATGATACTGATGTACTTATGAACATTGAGCACTTCAGGAAGGGGGCAATTATAGATGTAAGAAGATATGGAACCAACAGTGATGGCAAGAAGACCTATATGGGATTCCCAACCTTCAGGGATAAACTGGATAAGGATGCAAGAGCTTCTGTACTGAGGGCTATTTATATATATGCCCATAGAAGTAATCCTAAGAAGTCTGACAAGCATCAGGCTGTAGTAGATACTATCAGGACAGAGATGGGTATTGATATCTATAGCCCAGCAGGTATTGAAGCTTATCTCAATCACTTCATGCTGATATTCAATTCAAAGACAAAGGCTGGAGTTAATCAGACCTATGGAGAGGTAGTTGAAGGAGCAGCAAGAGCTAATCTTGCTCCGGGAACTCCCTTTGTTGCTTTGCAGGGTGGACATATTATATTTGGGAGAACAGGACAGAATTCCTTTACCAATGCTAAAGGTAAGGGAGTGGGTTCCCAGTATATCAATCCTAATGTCACTGATCCTAAAATCATTGACAAGGTAGTGGAAGATTTTGCAAAGTCAGGTATCCTTGATTACTTTGAACAGAATGTTGATCTTCCCAATCTTAATGCTAATAAGCCCATCATCACTATAGGTGCTGAATATACCACTAATAAAACTTCTCCCAGCTATAAGGATTACCTGCTTGACAGGATCAAGACTAATGTGAGGTCTCATAATATTGGTACTGCTGCTGAGCCAAATTATGTAACCAATATACAGCCTGTGATCACTTTTGATCTGGTATCAAATCTGGATAAGCAAAGACATGCTCCTACTAATGATGAGATGGCTAAGAAGATGGAGGAGGAAAGAGAAGTGGAGACACCTAAAAAAGGGACAGTGGTAGAAGAAGAAGAGGAAGTAACTCCTCCCGGTGAACCTAAACTTGAAGGGCCAAGTGCTGAAGAGATGGCTGAGAAGGCTATGGCAGAATGGTTAGCCAGAGCTGAGAAAGGATTGGGTAAGGAATTTAATGAGGGAGAGAAGTTACCTGATCTTGCTCCACAAGCCAGTTATGCACCTACTCCAATGACAGAGGCACAGATAGAATATGTAAAAGAGTCACTATTAAGAATAGCAGGTCTTACTCCTGACCAGCAATTTGATATAGTGGACTTCATATATAACCAGATTGTTGCAATGGTGGACTTGGATAGTGTGGCAGTAAGCAGGACTATGGTGGATGGAGAGGTGAAGGCAGCTTTTGATAAGACTATAGCTCCTATTGAAACACATCACAAAGAAGAAGTTAGAATTGCCAAAGAACTGATAGCCAAGTTTCCCCAGTTTGCTAATTCAAAGATGACATCAAACATAGCTACTTATGAGAAGAGACTTGCCCAGATAGAAGCTGTCAGGGAGAGCTTTGATGTATTACAGGAAGAGGCTTATAACAGGGTAGCCAAGTACACTGGAATAACAGAGGACAAGGTTACCAATGAGAAAGAGAATGATCAGCAATCCAGTGAAGAGAACCCTGAAACCAATTCAACAGAAGAAGAGGTTTTATTTGGTGGTGATTTCTCCACTAATGTACTGACAGAATCTCCTGAACAGAAGCTGACATACTCTATGAGAAGATTCTTTGGGCAGATAAATGAGTATGACAAGGATGGTAAGATAATGAAAGGGTTCCTGGGATTGGATACTTATGTTGGTTCAGATGAAGTAGTGAGAAGATTAATGACAGCTTTGGCTGATACACCTGCTGACTTTGATACCATGATAGCCAAGTTGAAGACTCATGTTAAGACTGTACCTTGGATGGCTGAAGTTATCAGGAGACTTGAAAGCACAACAAACCAGAAGAAGAGCCAGTTTGTAACAGCAATGGATAACTCCAGTCTCAGGATGAAGTTTGTCATGATCACTGAGAATAAGATGACTGGAACATGGACTACTAAAGTATATGATACTAACTTAAGTGGAGTAGCTGATGCAATAGAGAAAGAATGGAGGGGTAATCTAACTGAAAATGGAAAGGATATAGTAATGGTTGATGATGTTACTGGTCACTATGTTTTCAATAAGGAGAGGG